GGGTCTTCAGAATTTCCGTTCAGCCGACTGCGGGTCAAAGATCAAGTATTAGCGGCAAGCTCTCAAATTTCTGTTTCTTCTGACCTTTTTGTCTATCCGTACAATGAAGAGCAATCTCATCCGCAGAACCGCGCTTGTGTATATTGCTCGGGCTACAGCTGCATGAACGAGAGGCTGAAAATCCGCAGCAGAATCGAAACCGACTGCCACACCGACTTCGGCAACGTTCCCTTGTCTTCAGGATCCATCTGGAAGATCGGATTCTCCAGCCCGAGCGCCGCCGCGAGCACATCGCCGAGCTGAACAAGCGTGCGTCCAATCAGAACTGCGCCTCTGGCGTGTCTGCGACGCCGTCGAGCTGGGCGCGGCCGACATGGAAGTCCCGGCTGCTTCAGGCGCTTGTGGGAAATAGTGGTGTAAGCTCAGCGCCCACTCAGGAGCTGAAGTGGCGGAGGGAGTGACCGCCAAACTAACCTATCTATGCCATTGTTATTGCTTGTCATTTTTATAGATGATGCGACAAAATACCCCATAGAATACCCGGGATTGAATCAGGCGGCTTTGGCGATGGGTAACGCAGTCATCCACGCTAGGATTTCCGATTCCATCCACCGCACGCAAGCCTCGCTGAGAACGCGGGGGCGCGGGAATGTGCCGTCTGCCATCTTTCGGTAGATCGTGCTGCTACCAAGGCTCGTCATGTGCATGACTTCCTTTAGCTTCAAAAGCCTTTCAGGCAGGTTGTCATTAGCCGCCTTCAATGTTCCCTCCCCTCATAGATTTCGAGCACAGCCTCAACGAGCCGATCGCGAGTCTCACACATAGCCGGCAGGGTTAGTCGCCTGTCCTTGTGCGCGCCGAGCGCGACGATGTGGCGTCCATCGACCGCGCTGCGCTTAAGCAGACCGTTGCGCACGCGGAAATCACCAATCTCGGCGTCAAAGCTAGCAATGGCGTCCCAGTTCGGACCGGCAGCGATTGCTACCGGCCGAAGTGCCCTAATCTTGATCTCAAAGCCCTGCACGGTCGCACGTCTCGGAAACTGCCGGGTTGACGCCAAGTGTACGATGCAAGCCTTCCGTATCGTCTACGCCGTCATCCATTGCTGCGATGAGGCTATTAGCTTCTGCCACTGCTTCTGCGATTGGCCGACCATTCACTGTTCCGATCTTGAATTCAGCGGGGAAAACGCGCCTTTCGATCTCGCCAGATTTTGCAGCCTCGAACGGGTCGGACCCGATTGGCTTTCCGGTCACATGATCATGCCGACTTACTGGCTTGGGTGCGGGTAGTACACCGCCCATGGCCTCGAACATCTTGACCATCTTTGCGGCTAGGTCGACGGCAAAGGCGCTCTTCAGGTTCCAACCTATTGCATAGACTGCGCCGTGGATCAGTGCGGCCGGTGATTGAGCCCCATAGCCCTTGCCCGGAGTCCACGTGAGTTGCACGCCCCGGATCATCATCTGGAGTTCTGGAATGTAGATTTCGGCTAGCGCAAGGCGATGAACGCCGGACTTGCTGACGGCTCCCCTGAAGAACGTCATGCCGCGAATTTCAGTGTTGAAGATGGTCATGCTGGCACTCCTGATTGGCAAAGCAGGTCGATCCAAGCGCCCCGCTCGTCTGTGATCTTGCTTCTGATCTGCAATGTCTCGGCTGTCCGGGTAATGATGGCCCGCCAGTCGGTTGTTACAGCGGCCGCAGGGCCGCCGTTTCTGATCGTGATGACAATCGGTTGTACGCCAGTGAGGCGGGCTGCGATGATTTCTTCGCTTCCCTTGAGGTAGCGGATCCTCGCCGGCACGATGATGTCGTGCCAAGTGGGAATCTCATTGCCTGCGCCATCGTCTTCCAAGGTGGCATACTGGAGCGTTACGAGTTCCCGAAGTTGCCCCGCCGTCATGCGACCTCCTCATGCAGGAGATCGCGCAGATCGCGGTACTGACGGAGGAAACGAGGATGCTCGTCATCTCTCATGTAACGGCGCCAGCCGGGACCATCAGCGTCAAGGCCGACCATTGCCCAGCCGACCGCATCCATCGCGGCAAGCTGGCGCCTCACTTCGACAGTGCTGCTCATGCTGCGGCCTCATCGATGACGGCCCGATTGTCGTTAGCCCCGCCAAGCACGCCCATATTCAGCGGCTGAACGTAGCTATCGCCATCCGTGATCTTGCCAAGGTTCTCAAAGGCGCGGATTTCGTTGACAGAAAGCCAACCGCCTTCGCGTCCGATCCTGAAAGCATTGTATCGGGTCACAAGATCGCCCCTCAGGAGCGAATTCATGTCGTGCTCAATCAGGAGGGTCTTGCGTGCTTCCGGCGATAGCAGCGATGAATTCAGCGCCTGTTCAATCCGGCGCGCCATCGGCGCTAGGCAGCGCATGACAAGGGCGCGGCTTTCCGCTTCGGCGTTGCTATACGTGCTGTTGTCAGTGATACCAACGATTGAAGGCGGCACGCCATAAACACGGGCGATGTCCAAATTGGTGAGCTTCCGGCTTTCTAGAAACTCACTGTCCTTGGCCGAGAACTGGAAAGTTTCAAACTTAGCGCCGCCGTCCAACACCATGACTTCGTTGGCTTTTAACTGGCCGACAAAGCGTTCTTTGAACTTCTGGATAACACTGTCCTTGCTGCCCGCACCTGTGCCGGTTGCCAGCTTGTCAGGGAACACCAGCGCGCCGGCAGGACGGAAGGCGTTCTCAGCAGCCGCGCCGGCCTGATCCTGTTGCGCAATCGCCAGCCCGAACGTGCCAGCCGCGATCTGGATCGGGGACATGCCAAGCACGCCGTCCGCTGTCCTATAGCGCAGGTGCAGGACTTCCTCTTGCAACAGCGTATCAGTGCCGCCGTTGGCCAGCGCGACCTTGTACCGATGGCGGCCATTCGTCAGAACTTCGACCGTAACCGAACCGGGCATGATCGGATGCAGCGCTACCACTTGTCCTCGGCCGTTACGCTCGATACGGGCATAGCCATTGCCGTGGATCAGGACCGCGGCAAGCATCATCTCGCGGCCTTCAAAGGCGGTCAGCGTCGGGCTGAACTGGTCGTGCAGCACACCGTAAAGCGGGTGATCGGTTGCGGCCTTCCGGTCGCCGTTGTCGCCCTCTCGGTAGACCTTCAAGGGCATCGCGGCCAGGTTCTCGCTGATCGTCTGCACGGCCCTGTGAGCCACGGCCAGCCCGGATGCTTTCTCGATATCCGCACGCGCCGTCCAACGCGCGCCAAGGAACTCGCCAAGGTACGGGTCGGACGTGGCGATGCGCTTTTCTGCGGATTTAAACGGCCACATGCTCAAGCTCCAATCTTGCCAGCCGGCGTGCTTCTGCGGTGCGTTTCTGTTTGGCGCGAGCAGAAACCGACGTGCCGGAATATGCTGGGAAGGACTGCACCACACTGATTTCGTGCAGCACGACATTGCGCAGGGTGCGCCGGTCGCCACGCCATTCGTCGCCGCCATCCGGAACGCTGAAGCCGAAGCTCATACCGCCAAGGTCAGAGCGCGCCGCCATAGCGGCAATGTCGCGGCCAAGGCCGGTGTCAGGCAGATCAACTTCGAATTTCAGCCCACGCTCGTCTTCAGAAAGCCGCAGGGTGCCGGATTTGGTTCGGGCCAGCACCTTGCCGGAGTCGTGGTCGACCAGTGCCAGGATGTCTGACTTGGCGGCTAGGCTGCGCTTGAATGCGCCAACTTCGATAGTCTCAACAAAGTCCGTAATCCGCGCTTCCTGGCCGAAAACCGCAGCGTAGCCGGTCAGCTTCCGCCCTTCGGCGCGAAGCTCCGTAGCTTGTCTCTTTTCCATTAAATGTCTTGTGTCCTGTATGGGGATAGCAACGCATTGACGCCGTACGCGATGGCCGCTGGTGGACGGTCGGTCGCTGCGTCGCGATGCTCATAGAAATGCGAAATCAGCAGGAGGATAGCGTGCCTGACAGGGGTCGGCATGGTGGGGGCGATTGCCACCCCCACCTGCACAACGTAGTCCTGCGCCGCCTCGATCAAGCTGGTCACGTAGGCATCATCCGTGTTGTGGGTGATGCGCAGGTGCGCCTTAGCTTCAGCTAGTGAGACGGCCATGACTTAGGCAACGCCCTTCCAGGAGAAGGCCTCTTCGTGCCGGACGGAAATGTCCGCGTCGAGGAAGGCATGGAGCCAGAGGCCGCCCTTGCTCGCGTCCTTGTACGGGTTCGCCAGAAGATCCACACCCGACCAGTAGGCGAGGATAAGGTTCGACCAGATGCCGTACACGAAAGGATGTTCAGTCGCGACCAGCGGGACATTGTTGGACATCACGTGCGGCTCGCTGTGCAGCGTCGCGCCGATCGGGATCGGCAGCGTAGTGGACGTTTCCTTCAGCTTGCGAAGGATGTTCTGCACATACGAGTCGAACAGGAAGCCGCCCGTGCCATCAACATTGTCGGCCTCGATATCAGCGATCAAGTCGGCCGCGATATCGCTGTAGGCGGTCGAAGCCGTGGCGGACTCCGCAACCAGCGTAGTGATACCGCTCGGCTGGTTTGACGCGCCAGTGCCAGCAATTGCGGCCTTGTCGAGCGCCTGACCTAGCACGAAGGCAAGATCCGAACGCAGGACGTTCTCAAGGGCGACGCTGTTCTGCAGCACCAGTCGGCGCGACAGATACATCTCGCCGGAGACCGTTTTAGGTGCCAGGCTGATCTTGTCGAAGGTCGAGTCTGAAGCCGTGGTCGCGGCGTCTTCCGCGATCCAGTACGCGGACGGGCCGCCAGTCAGCTTAGGCAGGTCCAGATTGCCGGTAAGGCCGGACAGTACGGTTGCGCCAAGGCGCTGCACAGCCATGGTAGGACGCAGCCGGTCGATCATGCCGCCCAGGTTCGTGGCAACAGTGTCGCCTGCCGTGGCCGTGGTCATGGCGCGGGTTTCGCCCAAGATGAGCGAGGTGGGGACCATCACGCCACGAGTTTCGCGGCCCTTGGCCAACTCCGTGTGAACTTCGCGCTCACGGCCGGACAGGTGATCCGGGCCTTCGCGGAGCGCCTTCGTAATCGAGAACTCGCGGGTCTCGGCTTCGAATTTCTGGTCGACAGTTTCCGCTTGCCGTTCGAATTCGGCCAGCTTGACCGCACGTGCAATCTTGGTGTCGAGCGCGCGGACTTCGCCTTCCAGAGTGTCGAACCGCGTAGCCTTTTCGCCGTCGAGGTCGTTGCCAAGCGACTTCATTTCTGCGATTTTGGCTGCACGCTGTTCTTGATATTGATGAACGTTCAAAGTTTGTCCTTTCGAGACAGTTTGTGAATGGGTCGGCTTTTTGCTTTCCAGGGCGAGCCGGCCCGTTTGATTCCCGCAGGTACCTGCGGGTTTTCCCGGAGAAATTCCGGAAAACACGAAAAGCCCGCACGGCAGACGCCGGCAGGCTAAAAATCTCTAGATTGTGAAACTCCCAGCAGCGTTAGCTGCCATCCCCAAATTCATTTCCGGTCCTTTAGTTGGCCGGTTTTCATCCCGCACAGGGCGAGGTCTTTCATGCGGCTTGGCCGCAGTCGAATCGGCAAAAAACCGATTACGATAATAGGATCGCACATCAATGTGTCTTTTTTAGGTCCAAGACACAAGATATGCGGTTCATTCGCATCCGTAATCTATATATAGTGGTCAGCGCCGAAAAATTCCAGCGCCGACCGTAAAATCTTATCCTCGCCGCTCGACCTCAATGTGGCTCATAACGCTGGTGATCGACGGCAGGTCGTCATCAAAGGGTAGCGCGTTTGCCATTTGAGCATTGACCAGATTCTTCCGCACGTCCTGCAATGCGGCATACGCTCCCCGGAACAACCCAACATAGTCATAGCTTCCAGATGTCGACGTAACGTCCCCCTCTAGCTTCTTTAGGAAGAGGTCGCCTCGCTGATGTGCCCGATCAAGATCAACAGCATAGCGGGCCAACATTTCCGGATTCGGGACGATTTCAATAAGTGCTGCGAAGAGTTGTTTGTCTTCGTAACCAGCATAGCGGAATCTATCGTCGGGGACTTCCGCTATTGCCGCCATGAGCGTCGCGACCTTGTATCTCTTTTCAATGTTCATCGCTGCCATTCCTTCAACGCGATAGCTTGAAGTTCGGATCATCCCATGGGGATTTGGCATCCCCTATTTTTCGCTCCGCTAGAACCGCGTCGATAGCCTCAATCGCAAGGTGCAGACGCACCAGTTCCGCCAATTGGTCTTTATGATGCTCACCTTGTACACGATCGGCAGCCTCTCGCCGCATCTTGGCGAGTTGCCCGCGCGTTATTGCAAGTCCCTGTGCCATTTTCCCAAGCCCTTCCTGTTTCAGAGAAATTCTAAATCGTACGCCTCAAACCATTCCTCTTCACCACCGTGGAGGCGGACCGCGTAACGGTCGGCCTCGCCAAGTCGCGATAGCTTGGCGACCACCAACCCGCGAAAACCGGTGTCCAGCACGATGCAAAGCCGACCAATCATTGGATGCCCTCCGCATTCACAGAGGCACAATGATCGGCTTAATAAAATCAGTCAACACATTGTTTTTCATATGCAAACTTGCATATTTTTTCGGGCTGAATATGCAAACTTGCATATTTTTCGGCTTGGTCTTGAACGCCAGCGCTTTCAGCATCATCTTCATATGCAACACGAGTCAGCCGAAGGCGTGGGATCGCCGCACCAGCTGAATTCCAATGGTCTGAAACGATCCCGTTGCTGGTCTTATGCGCGATGTTCGGCTCATCAAGAGGCACGCGCAAGGTAGAAAGGAAAAGGGCATGTCCCTGACACTTGCTATCGAAACCAGCCAGCCGAGCGGCGCAACGTTCCGCCTGGCGCTAGGGTGCTCCGTGCCTCTAGCCTTGGTTTCGGTCCTGGCCGCCATTGCACGGCTGTTCTGATGAAGAAGGGCATCCCGGAAACGGGGTGCCCTTTTCCTTTAAGCCGCCAAGTCCATCAAACAAGCAGGCAAGCTGTCTTCCTCATGGCGTCTCGCAATTCCGAGAGCCATGCAAAGGCTAACCAGCCCGTCGATCTTTTCGCGGCTGCGGTCCTTATCGAGCTTCCGATTGCCTGCCGGGTCGCGGGTTACGGCGGCGTTTGACGCATTCCACGTCATGACGGGGTGATCCCCGTGCCGCAGCTTACCGCCAATGATAAGCGTTTCCATGAAATCCAAGGCCGGCGAAATGTCCTTGTAGCCTTGCCCGAATTCGACAAGATCTACAGTGATGTCGTCCTCAGACAGGTCGCGCCGGAAATCTTCGATGCGCCACCTGTCAAACGCCACAGCTTGCAAGTCGTACATCTGCACCAACTCGCCTAGACGATGGACGATAAAGCTATAGTCGGTTGCCGCGCCCGGTGTCGGCTCGATATGTCCGGCCTTCGACCAGGCAAAATATGGCACTCGATCCACGTCCTCCCGTTCCAAGAGGTTGTCGCCAGGACACCAGAAAAAAGGCACCACGTCGAAGCCGCCTTCGTCATCGGGAAAGACCAGAGTTAGACACGACAGGTCTCGCGTCGAACCCAAATCCAAGCCGCCATAGCAACGCCGACCGGCCAGCCTGGCAACGTCCACCGGCCCACCGCACCGCTTCCATTCATCCGCCCTGATAAAGCGTTCCTGTGCCTCCACTCGCCTGTTTAAGCGCAGGTTCAAGAACCGCGGCAAGAACGACGATATGCGCTTGGCGCGCTCCGCCTGTGCCCTGAATTCCACCTCATCGAGGAAGATGCCCCATGCGGGGTTACAGGCTTTCCAGACTTCTTCATCGAACGGGTCGGCGTCTTCCGGCGCGCAGATCAATTGACAGAAAACAGATGGATCTTCGCCTTTCAGCGCGTCATCAATCATCACCGAAAGCGGATGCTGATCGTTGGCCGCTTGTGTGCTGATGACGACGCCAAGCGACTCTTTCCGCTTGCCCTGCGCGGTCTGAAGGTTGTGCAGCAGTTCGTCCGTCTTCGCTTGGGCGAATTCATCATAGACCCAAAACGACGGGGCCAAGCCGTGACCGCGCCGAACATCTGCTGACAAGGATTCATAGATTGATCCCTTGCCGTCACCGTCCAAAACCTCGAGCCGCTTGTGGAAGCGCTGGCAGTTTACCCTGCCGTCGAATTCCGGCACGGCGAGGATGATGGCTTCCATTTCGCGGTAAAGGAGGCCGGCCTGCTGCTTGTCGATCGCAGCGCTGTAGCATTCGCCGCGCTGCTCGCTTTCCGGTCCAAGCAAATGAGCGAGACACAAGCCTGCCAGGAAGCCAGTCTTGCCACCGCCACGCGGTTCCGACCTAATCGCCAGCCGCACCTTGCGCCGGCCTTCGTCATCGACATTCCCATAGACGGCGTCGATGAAATCGATCTGCTCCGGCAGCAATTTCATGGACTGACCAGCCAAAATACCCTTGGTGATGGGCAGGAACTCCATGAACGCAACCAGCCGCTCTACACGGGTCAGATCAGGCCGCGTCCAAGGCAGTTCACGGGCTGGTGCGGATATGATGGAGGCGCCTTTCTTTCTGGCGCCGGGGCCTCTCAAACCCACAGTTCGGACTCCATTTGGTTGTCAGGTGAAACTAATTCTGTCTTTGGCTGCCCCGCTGGTCCTCTGCGCGTCGACTCCCGTTCCGCGAAGCCCCCCGGTTCGTACCAGCCGTCGCTGTCATCCAATGGGTTGCCGTTGACGTCGCACCCCTTGACCTTGCGGCCGGTGCCATCACGTTCGGCATTGGTCTTGTGCTGATGGCAGGCAGGGCACAGCGACATCAGGCCAGCCAGAGGCGGGAATGGTTCCCCGCCATCATTGATGCGCACGATATGGTCGACGGTGTTCGCAACCTCCACAACCTCCCGCCTCAAGCACACCTCACACAGCGGTTGGCTGGACAGCTTCGCCTGGCGCAGATCGCGCCAAGCGGTTGTGTTGTATGGCCACTTGCTCATGATGCTTTCCGCTTCAAGAATGATGGAATGTCGTCGTCATCCAAGGGGGCGGTAACAACGGTAACATCGGTAACAATGGCTTGCCCAAGTGGGTGATTGTCATCGCTGACAATCTCCTCTGTTACCTTGTTACCTACCATGTCATCTTTAGGCGTTGTTACCTTGTTACCGTTGTTACCGGTGGTGTGCGTTTCGTCGGTAACAGCGGGGTGCGCATAGCTGCCACGCCCGGTTTTCCGTACTTCTTGGGCCTTCACCATGCTCAAAAGCAGCCGTCGAACGTTACCGGGTCGCTGGCCGGTAACATCTGCGATCACATTCGGAGACATGGATTCGCCCGCGTCGAGCAGTGCTTGCAGAATGTTACCGCGCTCGTCTGAACGGCGAACATCGGTAACATTGCCCTGCACATTCCATCGGAAAGTCGTCTTATCGAACGTTACCGCCGACTCTATCTCTTCCACGTCGCGGCCTCTGCCATACAATGTGCAGCCTTGCGCGCTTCGGTCGAGAACAAGCGTCGTGTCCGCGCAAGCCGAAAGCCCGTTGGAACCGGAAAGCTTCTCAAACGGATCGTCACTATCGGATCCACCTTTCTTGAGATGGTGTAGCGCCACGACGCCAACGCCCCGTAACGTTGCCCATTGCTGCAACCCCGTCAGCGCTGCGTAGTCATTTTCATAGGCGTTCTTGGCTGCACTGCCGTTTGGCTTGATGCGCTGGAAAACGTCAATGATGACAAGTCGCGGGTTGGCAACGGCCGCATACCATTCGTCCAATGCAGCATAGAATTCCTTGCCGATGACAGGTGATGCGCTCGCCCATTCGAGCCGTGACAGATCGGGGCGCACCGGCTTCAGTGGCCACATGGCGAAAATGCGCCGCTGTATGCGGCGGTCGCCGTTCTCCATGTCGATATAGAGCACATCGCCTTGTTCGCAGCCGATTCCCATGGTGTACCCGCCAGACGCCACGGCAGCAGCCCAATCGATCGCCATCCATGTTTTGCCAAGCTTCTGCTTACCGGCCAGTAGGGTCAGACCTTCCGGCACGTATCCCGGAATGATCCACTTGATTGGCGCGAAGGTCTGCGCCAGGAGGTCGGTTGTGTTTGTCCGAACAAAGCCGGTTTTTATGGCCTGAGTGTTGTTGTTGGCCGCCTCCCTCGCATGCCGCTCTTCTATCCGTCGCTCTAACTTGTCAGCGATCTTTGCCAATCGCTCTTGTGGGTCGGGCCGCGACTGTTCGACAAGTTCGGCCTCATTCCCGCATATGACATCCATCACTGCGTCTAGCGCCGGTACGAATTCGCCCTCGATAAGCATAACGTTCGGCGTACCTTCATTCCAAACCGTCAACACGGACGCGTCGTCGCCATCGCCTATGAACCGGACGAAGCTGTCGGTGAGGATTGCGAGACGAGGAATGTCTGCTTCGCTGATGTCATCCCAATGCGATAGCTTCGTTAGATCGTCGCGGGTGATTTCCGTCTTGCCGTCCGGAATGAGAACAGGGTCGCCAGATAGACGGTGGCACATTTCAATGAATGGCCGCCACGCGGCTTCGCGTGGATCGGCCTTACGTTGCGTTTGCAACTATTAATTCCTTTCAGGATTTATCCCATTTATCGTCGCGGCCCGACCAGAAGGTCAGCAGCCGGCCTTGCGCCCTCAAGAATGAGGTCCGCCCAAATTTGGGCGAGTTCCCGCCTCCGCTCTAAATGCAGCGCGCGGTTATAGGCGCCTTCCACCTTGTCTTTCGGCACATGCGCCAACATGAGGTCTATGACGGATTTGTCGGTTCTGAATTGCTCATTCATCACGGAAGAGAAAGTCGCTCGCCATCCGTGCGGGACGTGCTTGTGGTGGTATCCAGCACGGTTGAGCAGATACCCTATTGCATTCTCGCTCATAGGCTTGTGGGCGTGCCGCGTATTTGGAAAGGCGAGCGGCCCACGCCCCGATATCGTGCGGAGCGCGTCGATGGCCTCAATGGCTTGCCTCGACAACGGCACGAGGAAGTCGCGAGCCTCGTCCTCCTTATGTTGCAGCCGCATTTTCATCCGCTCGGCTGGAATGTGCCAAAGCTCGAGATTGGCCGGCCACTCCGACCATGGCGTTGTTGCCAGCGTGCCGGGCCGCACGACTGTTAGTGCGAGGATGCGCAAGGCGAGCTTCGTTACTGGATGTGCGGGCTCTGCCTCCGCCTTGGCCAGCATTTCCCGCGCTTTGTCCAAGTCGACTATGGCGGGCTGCTTGCCTTTCTTTATCGGTGCCATTGCACCCTTCACAACTGCAGCCGGGTCGTTATCGGCTCGCCCTGAAGAGACAGCGTAGACAAAGATGGCCGACATACGTTGACGAATGCGGCGAGCCGTTTCCTTCGCTCCCCTCTTTTCGATCGGTCGTAATAAGGCCAATACCTCGGCTGCGGTTATGTCTTTGATCGGAACGTTGCCAAAGGTCGGGAAGACATCGTTTTCGAGACTGTCGATCACGTCTTGCGCATGCCGGTCCGCCCATTGTGGCTGCTGCAGTTCGTACCATTCGCGTCCGATGGCTTCGAACGTGTTTGCACTGCTTGTGACGTGAGCAAGCTTCTGAAGCTTCTTCGTGATGCCAGGGTCGCGGCCACTGCGAAGAGTAGCTTTTGCCTCGTCACGCCCCGCGCGCGCATCAGCAAGAGAAATTTGTGGATACGCACCCAGAGAAAGTAGCTTTTCCTTTCCGCCAAACTCGTACCGGAATCGCCATAACTTGCCGCCTGCCGTGCTGACAAACAGGTGTAAACCGCCGCCATCGGTAAGCTTGTAAGGCTTATCCGCCTTCTTTGCGCCCTTGCATTGCATGTCTGTCAACAT